CATCCATCACACCGATAAGAGGGAAACCTACATTGGATACTGTGAATGTACCGCTTGTGCTACCAATACGTTCCCGTTTTAAACCCTGTTTGATTGTCGGGTGACAAACAAATCCAAAGTTACCGGAGTCAAGTAACAGGTCAACATTGTCGATATCTGCAACCATTTTTTGTAAATGGTCAAAGGTGAAACGTCCACCATTTGTCCCGATAGCAGTTGAACTGGAAATACCCGAAGTGATAACGCCTTTTGGCTGATAACTTGTGCCAGTACCGTACAACAGAGCCGAGTGAAACTTAAGGGCTATCATAAGAGCAAGTTCGTCTATGATAACTTTTTCAGCTACTGACGGAGCCTGAAGTAATAGTAAGTTACTGATACGGTTATAAGCAGCCAATCTTTTCGGCGTAAGATTTATCATACCGAAAGTGTTTGTGCTCTGTGCTGTTGGCTGAGCATTTTCCCCGACCCAATATGCCGTGCTACGAGCGGTCACTCTAGGAATGTTTAAGTTCCCTGTAAGACCACGAAGTATCGTAGGTTTTAAATCCATGATAGGCATTTTAGCATATGCTAACGGAATAACGAAATCCGCGAGTTCTGTCGGAACCATGAAACCACCAGCAAGACCGGAAGAAGCAAACTGACCGGCTTTTTGTATGGACTGTTTCATTACTTCTAGCTCATATCCACAATCTTTGCAGGCTTCGTGTTCGGCACCAAATGCCAATGTACGAAGAGCTTTTGTGAATGAGAACTTCACTTTGCTATCACCTTCGGAACCGGGTAATGAGTTATTCTTAACTTTCATCGCGTCTTCAAGACGTTTAATCTCGGCGGTGAAAGTCGCTTTTATCGCCTCAACTGCCGCTGCTACTGTATCAGCTTTTGCTTCTGCACCCTGTGCTTTAGCAATCGCTTCAACCTTCAGGGCGTCAAGTTGTGCTTGCAATTCTTTTGGAAGCATGACTTTTATCTCCTTAGTTTTAGGTTATATATCTTTACGAAAAGCAGAAATACCTTTCATAACATCCAAGTAAAAAGATTTGCTACTGTCGCCAGTGCCATCTTCTTCTGGGGCATCTTCGGGTTTTTCTTCTTCTTCTTTTTTTCTTTGTAACATAGTTACACACTCTGCCAGGGACGTAGATATGGCATTAAGTTTAGCTAACACTTCTTCAGCCATGCCCTTATTTACTCCTGCTATGGATTCGTCAATGATAGCTTTTAGTTCCTCTTTCGTCATATCCACATCCTCCTCTATTTTTATCTCAGGTTTATTCTTACACTTGTCAGGTCCACCACAATTACATTTATTACAATTATGCTTGGACATCTCTTTTATCAACGCATTCGTATCCTCAAACTTTTTACTCATAGTTGTTAAAGCAGACGGATTACATGGGATAGAACATATTGAGTACTCAAGTAACTCACACTTACGATATTCTCGTCCCTGTTCACCAAGGCCCAAGGCATCACGCTCCTCTTTGGAAGACGGTGAGTTAGACTCTGTAGGAAGAAACCCTACACTGGCTCCCTTCATATGTCCATTGGACGCAAACCTAAACGCTGTCTCGGATAAACCAGTTCTGTCGACCCGGTCATCCACAAACAACGCCCATGACTTTATCGATTTATCGTTTGAGTCATACCAAGTTTTTATAGAGTTACCCACAGGAAATTTAGAAGTATCATGTGCAAGATGTACTACAGGTTCACGTTTGTAATTTGTTAGGTCAACTCCTGCAGCACGTACTATGTCCCCGTACCGGTCCGTGGTTTCATTTGTAATAGTATACTGTAATACTCTGTCCTCATAACCTTCCATGTACGTTATCCCTGCCATACCGCACAATACCTGACAGTCCTGTTGTGATAACTTTATCCGTTTAGGTCCCATAGGTAAGGACTTAAGAATAGGGAGTCTGTCCGGGATATCTTTTAAAACGTCTTTCATGGTTGGCATAGTATAATCCTTATTTTTGTACTACTTTAAGTTCGTCTTTTTTAAAGTACTCTGTACTCACGGTTCCATTGGTTTTATTCTCTGTCTTTACAAAAGGCTTCTTTATTTCCTCACCCTTATTATTTTTGCTCAGGTCGCACAACACAATCATAACATTACCTGACTCAGTACGCACCTGTTGCCATTCAAAACGTTTCGGGTCATTCTTCATTAGTTCTAACAATTCTTTCTCATTCATACTATTCTCCTTTACCGGGGTTTTCTGCCCACACTGTGACACATCGGCAGTTACAGATCAAATCGGGGGACCCGTCTGGGTCCAGTGGCATTTTTAATCCATTAGAAAACGGTTCTCCAACTCGTACTATCTCTCCGTCTATTCTATGCTCATCTCTTACGTTATCATCCTTAGACGTTACCCATTCCCAAAATTCAACACCCTCTTCTTTAAATGCTTCTAGTCTGGCCATGTTAGTTATCGACCCTGTCTCGGTCCGGGCTATCGTATTAGCATTTGTTAATCGTACATCATACAATTCCTGGACCTTGGACTTGATAGCATCCGCTGTCTCTTTAATAGTAAGTCCCTCGTCCAGGGAGTCGGCTATTACATCGCTAATAGTATCACCTGCCATATCAAACGTTGTCGAGTTAATTCCCTCAACAATATCCTTACGTAAAGCTGCGAAGGCCTGGACCGAGTCATCGGTCACTGCCCAATTAATATTCTCATTGCCCAAGGACTCGGAAGTCTGCTTCATCTGCTCTTTAACTAACGGCTTATATTTATCAAATAACTTTTTATTCTCACCCTTTAAATCAAACAAAATGTCTTTTGCTGTAACCTTATTTATCACCCCGTCAAACTTATCTTTAAACACAAATTCCTTCTGTTGGTCACTATCATAGGGTAACTCACCAGACCACTTATCCACATTGTCCAAGACCTGGTTCCTCTGTTGCGAAAAGTAACTTGAAAACATTTTATACATACGCTTCTCGCCCGGGGCCAGGGTCATTTTACAATGAGATTCGGATATCTTTAAGTTACGGGCTTTATGTACCTCGTCCGGCATCTCTTTTGTTTCCGGTACTATTACCTTCTCGGGCTCGGGTGTAGGTGGCGTAGCCTGCCCAAACGGGCTTGCTGTAGCTATGACAGGCTTGGTAAGCATCCAAGGATATTGTTTTGCGTCTATGTCTATACCTGCAAGTCTAAATGCCTCTGCAATAGGCGTCTGGCATTGAGTAATAAGCTGGGCTGCCACTATTACCTTAGCACCCAGGTCTGCTTTGAGCGCCGGGAGCTCACTATAATCAGCTTCTATAGCTAAAGTAGGGTCTACGTACTGGACCCATTGCTCAGTAATACTCTCCATGATGTGGTCCTCAACAGGCATATACGTATCGTACCATAACATTTTCTGACCCTCTACCACGTTTGCATAGGGTATCGAACCGATGTCAAAAGCCAATTCGTTTAGCCCGTAGGCCGCTATTACTTCATACTTATTAATTTTTTTCATTTCAGCAAATTGCATATCCAAATGTTTCTGTGATAGCTCAACATATTTTAATCCGTTCCCTAACAAGGCTACCCCGCCAGCTTTATTGGACCCGGCATATAATTCATTCCACGCTTTTAGTGACTCAACACGTTGCTGCGGTGTGATAGTTCCCTCTGTTGTTAATACTCCTGTAAGCATACAATTATTCTTAAAAAAGTTATAGTTGAAACGTGACGCTTCCGAGTCAGACTTAACTGACATACTCACTGGTACATATGGAGCCAGGCCATGTAAAGGGTCATACGGGTTGTAGTTATATATCCGTATCAACTCTTCGGGTTCATAAAATATTGCTCCAACGTCATCACTTGTATTACGTCCTGGAAGTCTCCAACGCCAGTTTACAAACTCACCGTCTTTCATAACCGCACTGACCCACGTATCATCATACGGGAACCAACAGGAAGGTATTTCACCCTTCCTAAGATTTACCTTTTTACCCGAAAGGGTTGAAGGTATTAAAAAGACCTGTCCTCCCGTGGACCTGGGCGTAGGTAACATAAGGGCTAATACTATTGCTTCCCAAAATGTTGTACGACTCTGCCATGGATTTGGACTTGATAAGGACTTAAGGACCGGGTGCTTGTATATATGAGTCTCTTCATCGTTTTCACCTGCCCTCTTAGATATTTTATGCGGTACACGTTTCAGTTGTGTCGCTATTTTATGGGCGCAGGCATATACCGTAGAATGCGAGTTGTAAGGTTTACGTTCGTCCATTCCGCTCGACTGGGACTGAGACATTTGATAAGCACCGTAAAAAAATGACGGTTCAAAATTTGGTACGGCTTTATTAATTACCACGTCACCATGTACGTCTACTAATGCACGTTCTCTAGCTATATCCAACTGCGTCTTCATTCCTACCTACTTTGAGTGGTGGTTGCCGATACAGGACTGGCCAATGTACTAGTAATCATCTTTAATCCGATATTGGATAATAGTCCTACTGCTGACAAAATCATAAAAGTTAATATCCAAAATAGCATGGAATCTATCCTGTCCATCCTGGAATCTAATGTTCGATGCTGTGTATCACAATATTTAGTGTTGACTTTATCTTCCATTATTTCTTCCCTATTGGAATGTCCAACGGTTTATCAGTTATAAATCGTAACAGAATATTTATAACACCCAATACAACAACCCCTTTTGCTGGAGGTATTACGTTTGTGCCTATTAAGTTATCTAATACATAAGCGCCAACAGATAATATATTTATCCAAAGTACTTTTGATTTCCATACTTTTTTAGTCATTATACTTCTCCTTCTTATCTAACCACACTATCAGACCCGCCAAAATAACTATTGCTATCACAAGTCCCACTACAATCAGAACCATTCCCGTGGTCATTAAAATAAATTTCTCACGTTTATTCCAAACGCTTCCG